GGTTTCTATATCTATGATGAGATAAACACAACCGAGCGGATGAGAATTTCTAATACCGGGTACGTCGGTATTGGTACAAGTTCTCCCACATCAATGCTTGAAATCAGTGGTGCCATGGGGTCAACGGTTACAGATCTTGGCACTTTAACAGCCAATGCAGACATAGACACAGCATCATCAAATATTTTTAAACTAGTATTAGGCGCTAATAACTTAACATTAACATTTACCAACCCACCTTCAAATACAGTAACAAGACCAGTTACTGTTGTTGTTAAACAAGACGGTACAGGTACACGCTTTGTAACGTTTGCTAATTCTAAATATACAGATGCTGCAGCGCCCGTTCTTTCTACCGGGGCAGATGCTGTGGATGTATTAACATTCTTTACAATTGATGGCGGCACAGAATGGTATGGTTCGTTTGCTATGGCGAATGTTGGATAAAAATAAAGGAGAATAAAAATGGCAGCACAGTTTACATGGAGCGTTGAAAAAATGTTACAGGCTCCTTCCGTAGGCAACTATTCAAATGTTGTTATTCAGGTATATTGGAGATGCAACGGTAATATTGATGGTGATGTTTATTCTTCTTACGGTACTTGCAACTTAGTCGACCCGAGCGATCCATTTACACCTTTTAATCAATTGACTGAGCAACAAGTGCTTGGTTGGTGCTGGGAAAATGGCGTTAGTAAAAAGCAAGTTGAAAACGCCATGACAAAAAATCATAATGATAAACTCAATCCTACGGTTGTGGTGTCTCCACTACCTTGGGCGTCCTAGTACACGCTGGCTCAATTGCCATAGCCAACATTAGTTAAGAAAGGAGAAATAAAAAATGGCACATAAAAGAAATGAAGAATTTTATCTTTATACAGGTCTCTGTGTTGACAATGGCGGTTGTTATAATGCACTAATGCATTTACGCGCATTAGATTCTAACGCTTTTAAATTTAAACATCTTCATTATGGAGAACCATCTCAACACGCTCAACTTTTTGAGTCCTTAAAGACATGGGCAACCGGTCTCGATGATCTTGCTTTTCCGTTTGTCATTTATACAAAAGTTAATGATATTGATGATGATCCAGTGCGTGTACCAGTTTTTGTTAAAGGAATACAAGAGATTGAGGCTACAGATTGGTTAGCATTGTACAGTTTCGAAGCTCCAGCAGCTAATACAGAGACCGCTAACACAGGCAATTAATTATGTTAGGCGCACACTTACTCCGCCGTAAAAGTATAGTTGCTGGTGGATCAGTTACCGTGAATGCCTCCGGTGACGTTACACTTCCGTTTGGAGTAAACAGCGTTTCTGTAACAGGAAAAGGAGGTACAGGTAACGCCGGTACTTCTGGTAATCCAGGCAACCCGGGTAATGCAGGCTCTGCAGGTAACCCGGGTAATAACGGTGCAGCAGGTCCAGGTGGGGCAGCTGGTAATGCTGGTAATGCTGGCAACCCTGGATCGGTGGGTAATGCTGGTAATCCAGGAAATAACGGTGGCGGCGGTAACGGCGGCTCAGGGGGAGGTGGTGGTGCTGCAGGTAATATAGGTGGGGGAGGTTATTCATTTGCTGAATCCGGTTATGCCTTTAATTACCCGTACGTCTTTTCTTTGTATGGCGGCTCGCCAGGAATTTTTCCGGCCGGTAATCCGGGAGCATCTGGTACATCTCCAGGGGGCGCCGGCGGAAATGGTGCATCCGGTGGCGACATTAACGGGGTAGCTCTGCAGTTCACTACTTATTACCTGTATTACCCTCCTCGCGGCGGTGGTGGTAGCGGAGGTGGTGCCGGAAATGCAGGAGGTAGCGGTAATGCAGGTGCAGCAGGTAGTAAAGGAAATACAGGAGCTTCAGGAAATGCTGGTACCGGTGCGGGATCCGGTGGTGCAGCTCCAAATACATGGGCGAGCTCAGCAGGGGCAGCCGGAGCGGTAGGGGCTTCGGGTAATCCCGGTTCTGCTGGTAATGCAGGCACTAAAGGTAATTCCGGTAATGCTTCTTCAATCTTTTCTCTAAACTTTACTGGCGGCGCCGGCGGTAATGCTGGTACTGGTGGTAGTGCAGGAGCGGCCGGACCAGGCGGGGCTGCCGGCTCTGCGGGAAACCCTGGAAATAAAGGTTCAGCAGGAAACCCTGGAAATAATGGTGATGCAGGTACCGGCGGGGCGGGGGGAAATGCTGGTAGCGCTGGTAATTCAGGTAATGCCGGTGGTGCTGGTGCAGGAGGAGGCGGTGGCGGTGGTGCTCGAGGCACTTGGCCGTCTATAAATGAAAACGCTACTTTTTGGTATGGACCGGGTGTAAGCTGGTATAGTAGTGGTGCTGACTACGGCTATGGGGCTAATGCTGGTTCAGCTGGAACAAGTGCACCAGGAGCATCAGGCGGAAATGGAGGAGGAAAGGCTACCTGGAGTTGGGGGTTTTATTCTTTTACATCTGAAGCTACAGGTGGAAATGCAGGAGGATCAGGCTCGGCAGGTAACCCGGGTACAGGAGCCTCAGCAGGGGGATCAGGCAGCCCGGGAAATGCTGGAACTTCGGGTGCCGCAGGTAATGCTGGTGCTGCAGGTAGTGCAGGAACAGGAGCAACCTCTGGGGGTAATGCTCCAGCAAATTGGCCTGATAGGGATGGAGGTGCAGGCGGTTCTGGTGGTCCAGGTAGTGAAGCTTCACCATCAAATCAAACAGCAAAAGTGTTGTACAGAAATCCATATCCAGCTACAATAGGTACAGGCTCAGCAAGTGGTCAAATAACAATTAGTTGGAATAGACAATAAATTATGTAAGGATCATATGTCAAATTATATTTTTGCACCTAGTCCCTCATGTGGCGTCTCGGAGCACCCGTTTGTGACGTATCGCGATGCTTTTAGCAATGAAGAGATAATAGAGTTAGTGCGTTATCTTGATTCCCTACCTAAAGAAACAGGCACAGTTGGCGACGGGGAAACTGGTTCTGTCAATAATAATGTGAGGAGATCTACTGTCTCGTGGTTACATCTGAACAATGATACACAGTGGATATATGACAGATTAGCATATGTTATTCGTGTTTTGAATGGCCAATTTTATAAGTTTGATCTGTATGGATTCAATGAACCTATGCAGTACACAGTCTATGATAGTTCAGTGCAAGGTCACTATGATTGGCACTTAGACAGTATTATATCTCCAAATAATTTTGCAGCTCCGAGAAAATTTTCTATTATTTTACAACTAAGCGACCCGGTCGAATATGTTGGAGGAGACTTGCAAATAATGACATCCTCAAACCCTGAGTCGATAGATAAACAAAAAGGTATGGTTGCGGCTTTTCCAAGCTATAGATTACATAGAGTTACTCCGGTTACGCAGGGTATCAGAAAGACGCTTGTTGCTTGGATATGTGGTCCTTCATTTAAGTGAGGCTAATGTGAAATCTGTTTATGATAATTTTATTGGTGTTTATGATGACTGTTTTTCTGATAAATTTTGTGATTCTTTAATCGATTATTTCGAGTGGTGTTTAAAAAATAATCGAACTTACAAAAGACCTGAAGATGAAAATGTTAAGAAAGATGACTCAACAAATTTAAATCCCGCAAGCATTGAGGAGATAAATTTCACTTTCAACAACGTCCAGGGATTTATAGGTGAATTTAATGATGTTTTTTGGAATCAATGTTATAAAGAATACACTGACAAATATAGTACGTTGAAACAATACGATCAGCATACAATTTACTCCTATAAGTTACAAAAAACTGTACCGACGGGGGGGTATCATGTATGGCATTCAGAGGACGGTGCAGTAGCCATGTCTAGAAGAATTGGTGTTTATATTCTTTATCTAAATGATGTTGAAGAAGGTGGAGAAACTGAATTTTTATATTTGTCAAAAAGAGTAGTGGCAAAAAAAGGAAGGCTGTTAGTATTTCCTGCAAACTTTCCATGGACGCACAGAGGTAATCCTCCTCTATCCGGAAACAAGTATATAATGACAGGATGGATAGAATTTCAATAAGTTTGGAAATATTATATTATGTTTAGTAAACCCCTTACTTTATACTGGTGTAATCCATATTTTAATATTACAGCGTTTGAGCCTGATACAGCTCTCATAGACTTTAGTGAGAGAATCAAAATGATGGGTGATGAAAATTTCCATCTCTCCTCATCTATTAAGTATTGCCCTGTAGCTACATCACATCTTCTACATACTTTCAGAGTCAAATCTCCGACAAAATATAACATTATGTGGGATGGTAAAGACTTTCATTCTCAAATAGGCACTCAAAACCTATTTGATCGTTCAGTTATTGTAAGGAACCAGAACGCCGGTCTTTTAACTTTTCAATTTGGAGGTATGTTAATGTTTACGGAGGAAGCCAGCCTGATGGTTGAACAACGTCAAGCAAGCTACTCCATCTCTGATTTTACTATAAACACTAGTGTATTAGAGGGAGCTTTCGATATAGGGGGATGGTTTAGATCGTTCGATTGCGTTTTTTTTATAAACCATCAAAACAAATATATTAATATAGAGGCAGGAGATTCCTTATATTATTTAAAATTTTTTACTGATAGAAAAATAAAATTTGTTAAATTTAATCCAGCTCAAGAAATCATGAATATAATGTCTAATTTGTCAGAAAGTAGAAACCCTGCCGTTAGAAAAAAATCACTGGATTATTATTACAATCTTTTGCTTAGATCACATTACAAGAAGCATATAATTAAATTAATTAAACAAAATATACTTGAATAAATAATAAATGATACCGTGAAAGAAAGATAACGTTATGAAATATTCCATTGTAATTCCTACTTACAATCACTGTTACGATCTTCTTAAACCCTGCGTTGATTCAATTTTAAAGTACTCAAGTATACAAGATCTTGAACTAATTATTATTTCAAACGGTTCAACCGATGAAACTGAGTCTTATCTTCAAAGTCTAAAAGAATACTTTATGAAATGTGGTTTTCCAAACAACATTAAATATAAGTGTTTTAAGGAAGCTCTCGGCTACACCAAAGCAACCAACATTGGTATTAAGGTAGCTACGTGTAATTATATTGTATTATTAAATAACGATATAGAGTTAACCGAACAAAATCAAAATGAGTGGCTTACTCTTCTTGAGTCACATTTTAAAAATCCGATTATAGGCATAGCGGGCCATTCTGTTGGTTGGCATTACGAACTAAATGTTCTAGGTGCCTTATTTTATTGTGTAATGATCAAAAAAGAAGTATTTTATAGAATAGGTCTTCTTGATGAAATTTATAGTCCGGGAGGTATGGAGGACCACGACTTTTGTCATAGAGCCATTCTAGCCGGCTATCAATTGGCATCGGTGGATTTCCCTAACAAACCTTTCCCTCTTATTCATAAAGAAAACCAAACATTTAAAGATTTGCCTTGTAACTATCAAAGAGTTCTCAAGCGTAACAACGAAATCTTTAAGAAGAAGTTTAGTAACTCAAAAAAATACAGCATTGTTATTCCTACCTACGATCATTGTAATGATCTTCTCAAACCTTGCATTGATTCTATTATTAAATATTCAAGTCTTGAAGAAATTGAGTTAGTAATTATTTCAAATGGCTCTATTGATGAGACTGAAGATTACTTAAAATATATGAAGAGGTTTTTTGCTCTTAAAGGTCTAGAGAGTAATTTTAAGTATGAAATACATGAAGAGCCTCTTGGATATGCAAAAGCGACAAACGCCGGTATTCGTTTATCAACTTGTCAAAAAATTGTACTATTAAACAACGATGTTGTCTTGTTAGAACAACATCAAAATAGATGGTTACAACAGTTAGAGAATTGCTTTGTTCGAGACCCAAAGTGTGGTATAGGTTGTTTAGTAAAGTCTTTCTCACCTCCTGCAGGTAGAGAGTTTGCTATTTTCTTTTGTGTAATGATAGATCGTAAAGTGTTCGATACGATCGGCCTGTTGAGTGAAGATTATGGTATAGGTGCTGGAGAGGATACTGAGTTTTCAATTGAAGCAGTGAATGCAGGATTCACAATTGTAGAGGCAGTAGAAAAGAAGCCATCTAATGAAGGTTTTTATACGGGCGACTTTCCTCTCTATCACAAAGGTGAAGGTACAGTACACGATGAGAATTTAGTTTCAAATTGGAATAAAGTATTCCACAAAAATTCCTTGACACTTGCTAGAAAGTATAACAAAGACAATTATCGCTTTTTGCTTTCTAACAACCTAGAGAGGGCTGTGTTTTTAAAAGGTGATCCAGTGTTACCTCAATTTACTCGGGAGCACGCAAGATACACATGGGCTGCGGAGAACATTTTAGGTAAAAAGGTTCTTGAAATTGGTTGTTCTACAGGTTACGGTTCACAATACTTTCCTCAAGATCTTGACTATACTGGTCTAGATTACGACCCTATCATTATTGATTGCGCAAAAGAACAAAACTGGGGTAAGGATTTTAAATTCATAAACGCTGATATTAATAAATTTGAATTTGAACAATATGACACAATTATTGCTTTTGAAGTAATAGAGCACATACCAAATGGTTTAGAGATTGTGCAAATGCTCAAGAAACATTGTAGGCGTTTATTAATCACTGTGCCAAGAAAAGAACCTCCTGGATATTGGGGTCCTCATCACGTGCTACACAATCTACACGAAGAAATGTTTCCTGGATTCAAATTTAAATATATTACAGGGGATGGGTCTATAACAGATCAACCAGATGAAAGTCAAATTAATTTAATGGTATGTAGATGGGATAATGAATAAAAATATATTATGTTCAATATCGACTCGCGGTAGACACAATACTACTCTACCGCTTGCTATTCAATCTGTTATTTGTCAAACACTAAAACCAGATGCGTTAGTTATTTTTGATGATAATGATAATTAACTGATATTAGGGATATACAACATTATGCTTATTTGCTCCGTATGCTCGAGGCAAAAGGCATACAGTGGTTTGTATTAGCCGGTGAGCGTAAAGGACAACACTTTAATCATCAAAAAGCCAATACTATGGGTTATAAGTGGGTGTGGAGACTTGATGATGATACAGTCGCAGAGCCAGATACCTTAGAAAAATTATACAACGCTACGAACGATAGTGTAGGGGCCGTAGGAGGATCTATACTCACCCCGCCTAATCATACAACTCCTATAAATGCTACAGGTAAGATTGAAAAGATAAATGATGAACCAAACATACAATGGGGTCCGATTTCCCAAATAAAAGAAGTAGATCATCTCCATTGTTCTTTTCTTTATAGAGCGGGCATTGTTGATTACAACCTTTCCTTAACAAGAGTTGCCCACCGTGAGGAAACTTTATTCACTTATGAACTAAAGAAAGCTGGATACAAAGTACTTGTTACGCCTTGTGTTACGTGGCATCTAAGAAATGACCAAGGTGGTATACGAGATGGTGAAATTAAAATGTTTCAGCACGATGAAAACATCTTTCTACAAAAAGACCACACAATTGTTGTTTTAGATTGTGGTCTTGGTGACCACATTGTCTTCAAGCATGTGTTGCCGGAAATACATAACCCGTTAGTTTTTTCCTGCTATCCAGAAATTGTACCGGGAAAAAGTATTGCGGAAGCTCATGCTCTTTTAGGTGACATCAGCCATTACAACATATATGGTAGAATGGATCAATGGAATTGGAAAGGTTCTTTAGAAGATGCTTTTCGTAAAATGTATGTGAGAAAAAAATGATAATTATTGCACCATGGGCTAAAAAGATGAGAAATGGTCAGCTGCACCCTAAAGACTATCCTTATTGGTCAGAAGTGATAAAGGGACTAGATGAACCAATTATACAAGTTGGTGTTGAAGGTGAAGTTCAACTTGTTGATGATTTTTATAAAGGTATGTCATTAACAAAACTAGCAGATTTAGTGCGTCAATGTAAAACATGGATTGCTGTTGATAGTTTTTTTCAACATTTTTGTTGGGATATTGGTAAGCCTGGTATTGTTTTGTGGGGTCAATCTGACCCACTGATATTTGGTCATCCTGAAAATATCAACTTGCTAAAGGATCGCAAATACTTACGTGAAAAGCAGTTTTGGTGGTGGGAGCAATGTGAGTATAATAAGGACGCTTTTGTAGAGCCTAAGGTTGTAATTAATGCTGTCAAACAGATCATAAATAAACAATAACATGTTATGATTTTAATGTAAATGGCAGAAATTTCTTTTCCTTTATATCCAGCAAATAATGAAGTTTACACCGTCAACGGAAGATATTGGCGTTGGGATGGTGTTTCCTGGAATTCTATAATAAACAACAATTATGGGGATTTGCTATATAATGATAATGGCGTTGTGAATACAACAAATGCCATATCCTTGTCCAACAATGTTGTTGTTTTAAATTCCGCTATTGAAAAATTGACAAACGTCGGTGTAATAACAGCAAATTATAATGTTAACACTTCTCTAACAAGTATTTTTGATGTTACATTAGGGGCAAACAATTTAACATTGAATTTGACCGGAGCTCCTGATAGTGGCTTGTCTAAGACAGTAACAATTATTTTAAGACAAGATAGCGTAGGAACACGTTTTGTAACATTCGCAAATTCCAAATATACAGATGCTGCTGTGCCCGTTTTGTCAACACAAGCCAATTCCGTCGACGTTTTAACTTTTTTTACTGTAGATGGAGGAACTAATTGGTTTGGATCTTTTGCCATGGCCAATGTAGGCTAATCTAAGTATATTTTTGCCTAAATATACAAAAACAGGAGAAAAACATGGCTGTTCCAGCAACAAGACAACAATTTCGTGATTACTGTCTTCGCAAACTAGGTTATCCTGTCATTGAAATTAACGTTGATGATGATCAAATTGAAGATAGAATTGATGAAGCTCTCAAGTATTACTACGATTATCACTTTGATGGTAGCGAAAAAATCTATTATCGTCACAAAGTAACAGAAGCCAATAGAGGTGGTGTTGTATCTGAAATTCAAGTTACTAATGGTGGAACAGGTTATAGTAATACAGATACGCTAACAATTACTGGCAATGGAACTGGCGCCACAGCTACACTATCCACATACGCAAACGGCACAATTAGTAATGTTGCGGTCACTGCATATGGCAGCAATTATTACCCATCTCCTACAGTAACAATCAATACATCGACGGGCTCTGGGGCCACTTTAAAAGCTTACAACGGCGGATACATTACGCTTCCGGAAAATATTATGGGAGCTGTTCATGTGTTTCCATATGGAGACCCGGCTGTTTCCTCGGACGATTTATTCAACATTCGTTATCAAATAGCGCTGAATGATTTGTATACTTTAACGTCTGTATCGATGGTTCCATACTACATGGTCATGCAACATCTTGGTTTAATTACCGACATGCTTGTTGGAAAACAACCATTTCACTATAACAGACATACAAATAAACTTTATCTTGATGCTGACTGGAACAAAATAACTGTTGGTTCTTTCTTATTGGTAGAAGCATATGAAGTAATTGATCCAGATGTGTTTACTGACGCTTGGGGTGATAGGTGGTTGCAAAACTATGCCACACAATTAATCAAACGTCAGTGGGGATCCAACCTCACAAAGTTTTCGGGAATGGTTCTTCCTGGCGGTGTTCAATTCAATGGTGAAAAAATCTACAACGATGCCGAACAAGAAATAGAGAAGCTTGAAAAAGAAATGATTTCTAGCTACTCGTTACCTGTAATGGATATGATTGGATGAAACAAACACAAGAACACAAGCAACGATTAAGAGAGACGAGCACGTTTAAAATGCTGAACAGAACAAAAATAACTTGCAGTGTCTGTGGAGTGGAAGGCAATGTTGGAAATATTGCCCGCTATCATAACGATCGTTGCAAACGTGTAGCAGAGACAGCGTAAATGGCCACATCCGTCTACTTCAACAACTTCGGTGCATCTCAAGAACAGTTACTGATTGAAAACCTTGTTATTGAGTCCATCAAGATTTATGGTCATGATGTTTGGTACATGCCAAGGACGCTTGTTAACACCGATCAGCTCTATGGTGAGTCTCCAATTCAAGAATTTAAATCAGCATACATGGTTGAGATGTATATTAAAAATGTTGAGGGATTTGAAGGTCAGGGAGATTTCTTAAGTAAGTTTAATCTTGAAATTAGAGATGAGATGACACTTACAATAGCCCGCCGTGTTTTTGAGACAGATGTTGGTGGTATAGAATCACTGACAAGACCAAGAGAAGGAGATTTAATTTTCTTTCCTCTCAATAGAAAAGTATTTCAGATTAAGTTTGTAGAGCATGAGCCAGTGTTTTATCAAATGGGTGCTTTACAAATGTACGACCTCAAGTGTGAGCTGTTTGAATACTCTGATGAGTTGTTCAGCACAGGTATAAAAGAAATAGATGAAATATATTCCAAGTACAGTACTGCTTTGGATGTAGCTGGTTTGTTAATTAATAGCAACATTGTAAATGAAAAGATTTACTTAACCGATGAGAATGGTTTTGTGTTGATGCAAGAATATTTTAATCTCTCAACGCAAGATGTAAATGCTGAAAACGATTATTTCCAAACTCAAAGTGATCTCATTCTCGACTTTTCTGAGAAAGATCCATTTAGCGAAAACGGTACATTCTAATGTTTGGTCACATATTCGATTACGATTTAATAAGAAAATATGTCGTGTTATTTGGCACGTTATTTAACGACGTCTACATTAATCGTAAAGATAGCAATGGACAACCAATCCAAACAATTAAAATACCTATTACGTACTCGCCAAAAGAAAAGATGTTGGCCAGACTTAATTCTGATCCAAATCTTAATAGGCCAGTTGCAATAACATTACCAAGAATGGCGTTTGAAATGACTGGTATGTATTATGCAAGTACGCGAAAATTAAACACGGTTCAGCGTAACGTAAAAGTAGTGTCAGCTTCACCGAATGAATTGAAGAGACAGTATGTCCCAGTACCATATGATTTTATGTTTAATTTATATGTTATGGTGAAAAATGCCGAAGACGGTACCCAAATATTAGAACAAATATTGCCTTTCTTTACACCAGATTGGACGTCAACAGTCAATATCATGCCAGACATGGGTGTGACTATGGATATTCCTCTCGTGTTGCAAACAGTTAACGTTGAGGATACATATGAGGGGCAGTTTGATACACGTAGAAGTTTAACATGGACTTTAGGTTTTGTAATGAAAGGTTATGTCTATGGTCCAATTAAGCAGTCAAAGGTTATTACTTTGGCCAACACAAACTTCTTTGCAACACCAACTGATGGTGAATTTGGTAATACGGAAACGTCCGAGCTTGACTTAATGATTAATATTACACCAGGCCAATATGCAAATGGATCAGCAACAACAAACGCAGCAGCCACAGTCGACAGAGACACCATCGCAGCAAACTCAGACTGGGGATACATCGTCACCAGAACTTGATCCAATAGCAAAAGCTTTGGATCTAGCTCCTCTTGAAGTCCTTCCTCCCGAATCAACACCAGAAGTTGATAACCGTGTAGAAGATGACTATCACTACGCTCGATCGAATATTATTAATATAATTGATAAAGGTCAGGAGGCATTGAGTAATCTTCTAAATGTTGCTAGCTCATCCCAACATCCGAGAAGTTATGAAGTTGTTGCAACGTTAATTAAAACTGTATCGGAAGCCAATAAAGATCTTCTTCAGATAGCAAAAACAAAAAAAGAAGTCCAAAAAGATGATGCTCCTCAAAACCAAAAAGTGACAAACAATCTTTTTGTAGGGAGCACAGCAGAACTACAAAAGATGCTAAAGAATATTAATGACAAAAAATAGCTCTTATCTAGGTAATAAAAATCTTAAAAAGACTGGCATACCTATCAATTATACTCCTGAAGAGGTGCAGGAGTATATAAAATGTGCTCGTGATCCAGTCTACTTTACTAAAAACTACGTCAAGATTGTAAACGTAGACGAAGGCCTTGTGCCTTTTCACCTTCGGGATTATCAGCAAGACATGATTAATCTGGCTGTTAGAGAGCGTTTTGTTATTTGCAAAATGCCACGTCAGGTCGGTAAATCGGTAACAGTTGCGGCTCTTCTTTTGTGGTATGTGTTGTTTACAGAAAGTTATAGCATAGCTATTCTTGCAAACAAAGGAGATCAAGCTCGTGAAATACTTGGTAGAATTCAGCTTGCATATGAACATCTACCAAAATGGCTTCAACAAGGTGTGATTGAGTGGAACAAGGGCAATATAGAGCTTGAAAATGGTTCAAAAATCCTTGCAGCTGCAACTGCTGGTGGTAATATTCGTGGTACATCCCAAAATTTAATATACCTCGATGAGTTTGCTTTCGTTCCTAATAACATCCAAGAATCGTTCTTTGCTTCTGTCTACCCGACAATTTCTTCTGGCCAAACAACAAAGGTATTGATAACTTCAACGCCAAACGGCATGAACTTGTTCTACAAGTTGTGGGTAGAGAGTGAGCAGGAGAGAAATAACTACAAGAGAATAGATATTCACTGGAGTCAGGTTCCTGGTCGTGATGATAAATGGAGAGAAGAAACTATAAGGAACACTAGTGAATTCCAATTCAGGCAAGAATATGAATGTGAATTCTTAGGCAGTACAAATACATTAATTGATCCAGCTATTCTGAGAAGAATGGTTTATAATAACCCAATTAGCGAGAGTGCCGATACTAGCATATATCATGCTCCTGCACAAGGTAGATTATATATTATTATTGTTGATACGTCAAGAGGCACAAGTAATGACTATTCAGCATTCCAAGTAAT